GTTCAGATGTCTGTATAGCAGCTAATCTTTGTCTAGTTACACCTACAAGTGTTTGTGCAGCTAACTCTATTTTATCTAGTATGTTTACATAATACTGAATAGAGTTAGATAAACTCATATCAAGTGTAGTAAACTGATTAAAATATTGAGAAGCTCTATCACCTCGTTTTGTTTCTTCAGCGGAGTTAATAAAAGCTATATTAGCTGTATTTAAATAGTACATCCATTTTTCAAGATCGAATCCATGCGATACTGGTATTTGAGCAACATCAAAAAGTAATGCTCTACCTTTAGCAAGAGCTATTGCTTTTTCAAAATGGAACATTACTACGTTGTACAAATATTGGTAAGGTTTAAGTAATTCTACAACACAATAATCATAACATACTCCTACATAATTATTAGAAGCTTCTGAAAGGTTATCAAGATCTCTTTTTTGGTTTGGTAAAGGTCTAATATTAATAAAGATTTCTTTATCAATTCTAGTAGCTTCCCAATATTCTTTTATCCATAACCATTCAACTTTACCAATTACACCTTCAGGAACTTTAAACTTAGTATCATAAATAATTTCTTTCTGATCTATACCAAGTTCATCAATATAATTATATATACCAATCTTTCTAAGAGATGCCCATTCTAAATGACATACCCTAACTAATGAATCATTATTATTAGTACCATTAAAAGAGCTATAAGCATTATCTCTATCGGAGTCATAATAAATAGGTACGCTAGTATTAGTAGTACCATTATTTCCATAGTTAGCAGAATTTCCTTTAATAGACTCAATAATATCAATTTCTTTTTCATCCAACTCTTCATAATATCTATCATAAATGTCCGCAGGAGTTAACCATTCTTCTTCTTTAACCCAGTTAGCTTTTTCAATTCTATCATTTTCAGGAGATTTATCCCATTCTATATTTAAAGGATTACAAACTCTTATAGATGGATTATTACTATATACCCCTGTATAAAAAACACTTTCTCCTGTAGATAGTAAATGTTTAAAACCTTTTTTAAATTCATGCTTTAAACGTAAATAAGGTATTAAATAATTAAGACTATCTTGAGCAGTAACTTCACGTATATCTTTCCAATCATATTGCATATATCTCTCTACATCTTCAGGAGTTTTTATTTCTGCTGGATCTGCATCAGGAGGAATTAAACCTATAGAAGACATATACTCTTTAATTTGGTTTATAGCCATTTCTACAGTTTTACGCTTCTTTTCATCATCGTAAATATCGTTAGTAGCATAATTAGTTTGTACTACTCTGAAGTTTAAAGGTCTAGCTATTTTATCACCAATTAAAGCATATATTATATTAGTAACGATTGGGTAGTTTTTAAGATTAGAAGGAGCTTTCTTAGCATTCAATCTATACTCTTCGATAAGATGTTCAAAGTCTGCAGGATTTAATTTACCATCTGCTAAATCCATATTTACTTTTTTATCGTAACGAAGATTATTAGCTGAATAATATCCTGATATAGCTTCACCGTCTAAAGCATAAAAGACGTGTTTACCCCATTCTTCTATAGAACCGTATTGTTTCTTTTTCTCTTCTTCAGTTAATCTTTGATATGGTAATTTACTTAAACCCATAATAATATATTTTTATAATATTAACTTAATCTTACTTGTTGTTCATTAAATCCTGCACTATTAAATATCTTTTTAAAGTTATCTGTAAGTACATTTCTTACTTCTTCATTATCAATATTAAATTTATATAATGAAATGTTATGAAGAATGCAAAGACCGAAACTAATTACTCTATCAAAGTTACCTTTTTCATGGTTATATGCCAACAATTCTTTAATTAAATTTATTGATGGTATCTTACGACAGTTATATTGGTTAGGTTCGTATTCAGTTAATAACCAATCTTTAATAGCTAATATAGCATATTTTTTAATCTCTACGTTCATATGTACTCCATAATTACGCTCTACTTTAGAACCAGGAATAATATCTCTTATAAGATCCGATGGTTGTTCTTTTAAAAGATACAATGATTTTTTTATTTCAAAATGCTGTTTTAAACCTTTTAAATTGTTCTCATATAATGCTTTAGCGTTATACAGTATACATAATTTTCTACAGTTTTCGTAAAAATCATACGCTTTTTCAGGTCTACCTGTATACTCCGCTACTATAACATCATAAGTTTTACCTGGTTCTGTAAAACGTTTATAAACAAAACAAGAACCTAATGAAGGAGATTCTGTAGATTTATCTTGATCATAAGGGTCAATACCGATTATATACTTGAATAAAGGTATTTGATTATTTTTATCATATTCAGGTCTTTCGTATATAACTACACAACCTTCTTTATTAGATGCTTCTGTATGTGGAAAGTCTACTTCAAAAAGTGATTCATCAAGCACTATAGATACCTTTTGATTATGTTCTACTAATCTTACTTTTTGTCCAAAGTTTTTAGTATAGCGAGAACTCATTAAAAAAGCTAACTGATCTTCAAGTAACTGACGTGGAAATATATTACCATTTGTAACTAAAAAAGCTTCTTTAGGTTCAAGAGGATAATACATCAACTCATTCTCATACGTACTTCTATCTACTTGTTTTTTAGAATCACGTCTATTTTGTAAAAACTTTTCTGCGTCTATATAAAGTTCTGGAGTAGTAATACCCTCTTCATTTTTGTACTGCATCATTGTACGAGTAGCAGGTAAAAAATAAGCTATACTAGAACCATCCTTATCATAATCATTTACAAATTGTAGTAAATTATAAGCTTCAGGGTTATAAAACATCTTTTGCGCACCTAAAGAACCTTTAGACATTTCACCTCCAGTACCTACAAGATATGGCATTCCAAATTGATCAGCTCCTGATCTCCAACAAGGAATAGATGCGTTATAAGAATCAATTAAATTTGCAAACGCTCCTACCTCTTCAAACATATGGAAAGAAACACGAAGACCATTTGCTGCCATTACATTATCTACAAAAACTCGATGATGTATAACAGACCTATAACCTGAAACTATATCATTACCTTGAATACGTTTCTTTTTACCTGATTCTACCATAAATTCCCAATCTGTTTTTAGAAGTGCATGGGAAAACGGTGAAGGATAAAAATCATTAAGATAGTTCATAGAACCAGGAATAGATTCTAATCCTAACTTAGCTTTTGCTAGTAAAGGTTGGGTATATTTTTTCTCATACCCTGATACTAGAATATGGTTATTTTTAAAAAACGTAAACTCATAACATATATTAGAAGAACCTATAACAGATTTACCACTATCACGAGCAGATATAAACATAAAACCTTTAGTATCATTCTCATATAAAGGTTCTCCATTTTCATTAAATCCACTTAAACCTTTAGCAAGTTCTATATTAGTAAATACTTCCCAATCTATATCTCTTGGTGTAGGAAGAGCAAGTTGTTTACGCTTAGATTTACCTACAGTCGTTTCTATATAAAAAAAGTTAAGATGAAAGTATAACCTACCAGGACACCATCTACCTCCAACCCAATAACCATTAATACACCTACGTTTTTGTTCTTTCCACCAATTAATATACAATGCTGACAAAGGGTTTAATTGCGGTATACCATTTATAGCTACTTCTTGAAAATAACGGTTAGATACCATTGTTTTACAAACAGTAATCTCCCTTATCTCATTATGCGTCATTTGCTGTTTTATAAACTCATTCATCTATACCCCCTTTTTTAACTTGATTAATAAGAGTTAAATAATAGCGTCTACCTTTTGTTACAAAGAATTTACCTAAATATTTAAACTTTATTACTGGGTAAGAGTTACTAGTCATTAATCGTTTAGCAATTATAAACTGTAGATGTACAATATTCTCTACCTCAGTAGGAGATAAATTATATTTTTTACCTAATTCACGTATAATCTTATTAGTATCAACGAAACCTGTAGGGTCTTCATAAACTTTATCAATAAAAGCATCTTCTATAAGTTTATAACTAGTTACTTTTGTCTTGTACTCTAGTTTACGTTTTACATCTTCATTCATCATAATACATCACTTTCAAGTAAAGAAGCATTACCACCACCTCTATTACGAGATGAATCTGTTTTAGATATACGTTTTTCTATACTATCTTTAAGATTTAAAAGCTTATCAAGGTTTAACATTAACTTTGTTATATCTTCAGCATTATCTATTGTAATTGGGGTAGTATCTAAAAATGTAGATAATTCATCTAGCTTTTTATTCCAAACATCTAAATGTCTTTTTTCAGCATCTTTCTGAAGTTTATTATAAGCTTCACAAAGTTGAGTATCTGGTATACCATATTCTTCAGTAAGTAATTCTACTCTATCATCATAATACATATTAAAGTATAAACTATCATAATCTACTAATAAAGCAGTACCCCACATCTTCTTAGATGATTTTGCTTTTGTAGAGGTTTTATCCTCATTATAAAAGTCTAAAAAACTTTTAACAGTAAGAAACTTAGGGTTTTCTATCCAAAAGTTCTTATTTACATCCCAATTATTTACTAACATACTACCTATTTTTAGCTATAAAATCTTGTATAAATGTTGCTACACTATCAGCTTCTACATTTTTATCCTCATTATGTTTAAAAAATATTGATAATAGAAACGTTCCTTTTGTTTCTACAAAACCTTTTACTACTGGTTCTACTATTGATCCATCTATAGATAACATCATTAAATAAATACTAATTGAAGAATTTAATGTTATATACAAATCAATTGGTAAGTTTTCTACATCTATATCTACTGTACTAAGCATCTTTTTTAATATTAAAAGTCACTGATATTGTATTATCTTTTATAACAGGTATAAGAGATTGATGTACAGAAATACCATCTTGAGTTTTTATAAGAGCTTTCTTTTTACTAAGATTATATATATACTGAGCATATTGTTGAGCAGTAAAATTAAACTCTATCATTATAACTTGTTTAATACTATCTGTTATAATCCCTTTAATATCATTAACAAGAATTAAATGAATAAAATCAGTTTCTTTAGGACTAAGACCTGAGAATGTAGTCATCAATTCCAAGTAAACTCTTACTGGACTTGCTTTAGCTTTTAACGTATAAGTTTTCATTATTCTAACCCTTTTGTAAGTAAATATTTTAACGTTGTTTGAAAATCATCATTAGCAAAGAAATCTTTTGGTATAGGTAAAAAGAATCTGATCATAATAGAAGTAGTACCATCTTTAGGGTTTTTTGTTTTACGTCTACATAAAATACTACTGTTATTATTAACTATACGCACTTCATAATTACCTTTATACCATATATCTTCTCTTGTAAAGGTTTCATTAAATTTATGCGGTATGAACCCATACTCAGAAAGATCTATTAATAGTTTATGTTGTTTATTTTCCATAAGTGAAATATATATATACAAATATATATATAAATTAGTAATTAAACCTATAAAGAAAGAATAAAAATATTTTGGAATGGTTTGAAAATATTTGTAACATTGTATTAATAATTCCTAATGAACAGGTTTGTGGTTGTTAGCTTAAAATTAAACCTTTAACACAAATAAACGATTTGTAGTTATCTGTTAAGCAACGTAAATCTACAAAAGCACTACTAACTCTCTATTAAAGTCGCAGAAGTTAGGTGGCTCACTTACAGTAAATCCCGTCTTGGTACTTGAGTCCGATTATCGTGTTTATCTTTGGTCTATTGTTTCCCCTTAAAGTTTCGTGCAACATTAACAAATTTACCATCACTGGTGAGCTTTTCGGAAGCATCTTAAACTTAATAATTTTTAATGGGGGGGGGATAAAAATATGTCTAAAAAATAAGTAAAAAATAAACACGTAAATAACAACTATATGTACAAACAAACAATCGCAATCGACACTCCAATAACATTTACTTCTGAAGTAGTTACTGTAGATAAATTCGTACGTAAACAACGTCGTAAAAAGAAGAGAATAAAACTCACTGCTAATAGTGCTAAATATCATAAAAAAGATGTAGCTACTTGGTATGTACCTAAGAAGAAGGTAGAATAAAACATCCCCCCTCGTTTTGTGTTGGTATCGGTTTAAAATTATGTGTGGAGTGTGTATGGGAGGTTATACACCCCCCACTCCCCCGTGAATTTTAAAACTAAAACTCAAAACTTATGAAACTCATTACGTATTACATCGTTAATAACGATCAAGGAACTCCAACATTTGCTTGTGTTTGTTCCGAAGAAGATTTTGCTCAAAAGAGCGAAGAAATCTTCAAAACTGTTTCAGGTGCTACCGCAACTAAAATCAGTTCTGTTCCCAATATGAAATATGG